GCTCGTCGATCGCGCCGCTGGTATTCTGGATCACGCGGTCAACCTGGAAGGAGCCGCCCATGATGATCGCATTCGTGGTCTTCTTCTCGCGCTTTGCCTCGTTTGCGGTGTACTCCGTGTTGATGGCACGGACATTCGCGGTGGCCGGCGTGCTGAGCTGCACATAGCCGTAGGTCAGCGTAGAGCCGCCGGTGCCGGGGGAAATGCTGTCATCAAAGGTCATGCGATCCAGCAGCAGCGAGCTGCGGCGGAACATATCCACGACCTGCTGATCGACCTTGTCGGCCATGCCGACCTTTGCTTCTGCAAGTGTGATTGCCATTCAGATTCATCCTTTCTGTGTGTTGAATTTCTGAGCCAGTGCTTCACGCAGCGAGCCCGGCTCGGTGCCGCCCGTCTGCGGTGTGTTTCTGGTCGGGAGCGTGATCGTCGGTGCAGGCGCTTTCGGCTCATCCGGCACGAATGCGGACGGATCCGCCTCCTTGTACTTCTTCATGAAGTCATCAAAGCCGAGGATCGTGTCACCGTCCATTTTCATGCCGGTCTCGATCGCGCTGCGGACAAAATCATTGCGCGCTGCATTCGAGGAGAATTTCAGCTCCGCCGCTTTCGTCTTGACAGCAAATGCGTATGCCTGCGCTGCGGTCTGCTCATCCCACGCCTTGCGGTCTGCGGCATATTTCGCCTGCAAATCGGAAAGGGCGGTCTGTGCCTCGGTCAGCTTGCCTGCATCCGCCTGTGCTGCGGTCATTTTGTCGCGCATTGCAGCAAGGTCGGTGTCACGCGCCTTGAGCTGATCGTTCAGGGCGGTGATCTGCTCGGTGAGACTGTCGGACTTCGCCTTTGCGCTGCCGATGTCCCGGCTGTTGATGTCGAGGATCGCGCTGATCTGCTCCTCGGTCGCTCCCTCGAAGATCTTGGATACATCTTCGCGTTTCATGGTGGTTACTCCTTTCGCGTTTCAGTTTGGTATCGCGGTTCTTTCCGCTCCGCTTGGTAGTTTCGCGTCATTCCGGACATGAAAAAAGCACCTCTTTCGAGATGCCTGATTCCGTATTGAGTTTGTGCAGTCAATCTGTCAGATCGTCCGCATTGTCGATGATGAACAACTGGTTCATGACATAATCCAGATCGGCGTATGCTTTCAGATAAAGCTTTGCCGCCTTTTCCGGCAAGTTGTGGCTGCCCTCAAAGCGCTCCACAAGATTCGTCAGGATTTTGATGCGCTTAATCAGATATTCACGATACTGTTCGATGGTGAGTATTTCCATTCGTTTTACCTCTTTTCCGGCATGAGAAAACCGCCTTGATTGCTCAGGGCGGTCTTTGTATCAAGAAAGATTATGCGATTGAAAGTTCCGAACCTTTTTCAATTTCGCATTTGTTCACCAGAATAGTCGTACTGTTGCGAATATCAGAGGGATTGTCATTGCGCGTCATCGCAACGGAATTCACAACAATTACATTTCCATTCTTGTCAATCAGGCGGCTGCCGTTTTGAATTGTCTCACAAGCACCGTCAAGTGTGATCGAAAGCATTGCTCCAATCGGGAAAACGTCTAAAACCTTGAACATATTACACACCTCCGTTTTTTAAGTATGTGTCCAGTTCTTTCTGATATGCTTCCAATGCTTTTTTCGTTTGCTCAATCTCAGGAACAGTCAGTTTATACGCCTTAGAATTTCTTATCAGCTTCTGTTGAGCCGATATCTCACACTCCAAGCGGCTAACATATGATCCGTTGTTTTGGCCGAGCCGATACTGTGCAGAATGAATCAACTCCTCAAACACGCTTGCACGGCTTGGATTGCTGTGGATTAGAATGGTTTTTGCGTCATAAGTGATTGCCTCTGCGTGCTTGCTTTCAAGATAACGGTCTGTTTCTTCATTGGTTTGCATTATACCGCCTTGTCTCTTGAAATTCTTTGCAATTCGCTGGAATTGTTTTTTCGGCATCGGTTCAATTTTGTCATCCCGAGATTTTCTGAACATTCCTTCACTTCCCGATTTTATTATACCACTACCGCCGCTGGAAGTCAATACTTTTTCGGAATCTTTCGGCACCTTCGCCCGTCTGAACCCCTCCACAGTCATCCGCTCGCGCCGCGGTGTCAGACCGGACGCATCGGTGACCTGCTTATACAGTCCGGAGAGGTGATTGATCCGGAGCTGACAGTCCACACGAAGCTGATCGTCACCGGCTGCCTGCGCTGCGACTGCGGTATCCTTTTCGCGCCGGATCTCGCACTCAATGCGGCGCATGATCTGCGATGCCTCATAGAGCGTATAGCGCTTCTGCCCGATCACGCAGCCTGCCTTGTTATCGTCGATAAACTTCTGAAGCTGCTCCGGCGTGTATTTGCGCTTGCTGAACCGCGTGTCGAACGGAAAGGCGAAATGTCCGCAGTTCCACTCCTTGATCGGGCGGCGGATTGCGTCAAACTGCTGTCCGTCCGCATCCTGCGAGGGCTGATTCTGCTGGAGCTTATAGAACTCGTCCGTCAGGAACACATGCCCCTGCACCGGCTCGTGATCCGGCGCGGACATTGCGTGTGCGCTGATCTCGAATGCATTGTAGTTCAGCGCCTCGCCGACGGTGATCGCCGCTGTCTGCGCAAGCTGACCGGTCGCATCGAGGATGTTCTGCCGGACTGCCGTATCGAGCCGCCGGTGCCAGCCGCTCTCATACTGTACCTGCATTCCGGCGTGCCCGAGTTCGCGGACAGTATCGCGCATCGCTTCGGTGTAGCTCGTGACATTCTCGCTGACTGCCAGCACGGCGCGGTCAACCGCCTGCCGGTACGGCTCTGCGAGTGCTGTGGTATTGGAGAGATTGTCAAGCCGGTCGTCCGTCTGCGCTGCCATTGCAAGCGTCATGCGCCGCAGACGCTCCTGTGCCTCGGCTCCTGCATACTGCTTTGCAAGCGCCGGTGTGATCTCCGATTCCGGCAGGCCGCTCTGCTCCGCGTAATACGGCAGATAGCGCGCATCCATGACCTCATCCTCAGTGATGCGCTGCATGATCGTCCGGACATCCTGCTTTGTCAGCTCGGTGAGCCGCTGAAGCTCCGCGACAATCTCAGAGAGATTTGCGTTCATCCGGAGCATCTCGGTGATCTGGTTCAGGCTCTTCGGATTCAGTTCACCGATCGCTTTGATCTGCTCTGCAATCTGCCTGATGTACCGGATATTCAGATCGCTGTATCGCTTTGCAATCGCATCGACCGCTTTTTTCAGCTCGGCATCTGTCATACGGCATCACCGGTATCAAGCCCCGGGATTCCCTGCGCTGCTGCCATGCTTTCGAGATCGCCTGCCTTGATCTGTGCGATTGCCTGTTCCGCCTGCTGCTGTGTCTCGCCGAGATACCACATGCGCAGTTCAGCCTTGCTCATGGCACCTGCGCTGACAAGCCGCAGCCGCTGGTCAAGCTCCTGACCGGTATCGGTCACGACGCTGTCATCCCATTCAAACGATGCTTCATATTCACCGGCAGGCGCAAGCCCGAGCGCTGTCGCATAGATGTCCGCCGCATGGATTACATCACGCAGACATTGTTCCAGCGCCTGCTGATTGGCGCTGATCGTCTCATAGCTCCGCTGCTTGAGGATCAGGATCTGCGTCGCCGTCATGGCCTGCGCAGTCGGATCGGAGATCGTGCCGCGTGCCAGACCGCAGAGATCCTCGATGCGGCAGAGGATCGCATTCAGACCGTTGAGCAGCGAGATGTCACGGATCGGCGGATCAAAAACCTGATAGGTCTTCTCACTGCCGAGATCGACCGCACGGAACCGCCGCTTTTTCAGCTTTGGCATCTCATAAACATTGCCGGATGTATCGCGTTCTGCTTTCGGAACGAGCGCCGACGGATCAACGTCAATCGCGGTCTCCTTCGCTTCGTATTCCCACATCAGACGGGAATACTGCTCATCGGCATCCCGGATGCAGTCAACCGCCTTTGCAAAGACCGATGCACCCATGACCGTATCCGGATCGACCGGATTAGCCGCCGCTGCTCGGTACCAGCCGAAGAGCAGCCGTCCGCCGGTATCCGTAACCGTCAGCTCCGGCAGCAGCTCCGCC